GTGCAATTTGATCGGGAGTATATTGAGGTTGCGCTGTCATACTTCTACCTTAGTCTGATAGGTTTTTAGCAATCAGTTCATTTTGTTCGGTTGTTAATGCACTGGGTCTTGAACCAGTTGTTGATGCACTAGATTGTGATGTGCTGTCAGCATCTTGAGAATCAGCTTTGCTGACTTGATATGTGTTTTGAAATCCAATCCCTGCATTCCTTGCAACTGTGATGCCTCTGGCTAATCTGTCGCGTATGACTGCCATGTTCTCTCTTCGAGCCTGCAACCATGATCTCCAGACTTCCTCTGTAGCGTACAGGCTTGGTATGGGAGATCGGAACAATGCCATTTCTCTGTCAGAGATAGCACCTTTAGTCTGTGCAGTTCTAAGCAGTGTTTCATCAACAGCAATGCTCTGTAATTTGAGCCTAAACGCCTGTCTATCAGCATTGCCAAGACCAGAGTTATCTATCATTTTCATTACTGAGCCGTCAAAGAACCCAGTAACACTGCTAAACTTATCAAAACCTTCCAAAGCTTCGGCATAAAGACGATCTTGGTCGTTGTACTGGTCGAGTAGGTCTTGTTGCTCTGCGATTGATTCGTTATAGGCAGACAATGCGCTGGCACGTTGTTCTTGTTGGAACTGTTCGGCAGCAAGTCGCTCTGCATTAAAGGCTGCTGCTTGCTGTCCCATAGCACCTAACATGACATTGCCACCGAGGTGGGCATTGGCATTCATTGCTGCACCCATTCTCATTAGCTTTTCGCCCATACCACCCATAGCAAGTTTGTGGAAGGTACTTGTGCTTTCTCTAGCGAGACCTGTGTGACCTGTTTTACCCTCTTTGGCAACATTTATACCATCAAACATTTCTTGTAGCCGTTGTTCATTTTGTGCAGTATCTACAACAGTAGGACTACTGCCTCCCATTGTTGTGGTTTCTGGGTTCAACATGGGCTGAGACACTGGAGCAGTGACACTGGGATCTCCTGTAGTCAGCATTGGCTGAGACTCTGGAGTACTATTCATCAGATCGCTTCTGTACTTGAGGTTGTAGTGTTCTTTGTGATCAAAATAAGAATCTCGCCACTGTTCTTTAATGTCGCCTTTTTCATCAAACATGACATTGACTAGGAGATGTTTTGGTACATAGTTTCCAGTGGCTTTTCCATACAGGCTTGGGTCTGTATATTTAGATGCATCTGGATGGCGTTGAGAGTTGTAAAACGCTGTAAAACTATCCGAGGCAGGTGCTGCTGTAGCCTCGTTTGTGGGGACTTGTTCTAGGACGGCTGGTGGTGTTACTGGATTTGCTGTAACAGACGTTGGGTCTAGGGCAGGTGTTGTCGGAGCAGAAAACTGTGTAACTGGGGTCTGTAGTGTGGTGTCTGCTAAAGCCTGCTGGGGATTTTGCGAGTTCATTATGTCAACTGCTTTCTGTATCTCTGAATCTGGCAAATTATAGCGACCCTCTTCTATTGCTTTTTTTTTGACTTCATCAAAGGTATAAACTTTGTTGGGTTGACTGGGGTCATACAGCATTTCATCAATCGACAACTGTCCGTCTACAGTTGGCTGATTCAAAGCTGGCTGAACATTTTTTTTGGATGTAGTACTTAAATTTAGAGCAGGGGGGTAAGATGTCATATACATTATCCTGTCGTACCTCCACCCGATGCGTTCATTCCCTTGATTGTTTTATAGTCTTTATACATATCCATAAAAGTGCCTGCTCCCTGCATCGCACCACCAAAAGTAGCCATGTTCGGGTTGTAAAGATTGGGCTGTACAGGTGGGTTGTTATAGACAGCATTACCGAGTATGCCCTGCTGATATTTTTGTTGTTGGTTAAAAGCAAAATCGCGGTCTTGCTCATATCTCGCACGAGCATCGTCCAACTGCTGTTGTTCAAGTGCTCGAAGGTTACCACCTGCACCCACAACCATGTCGCCTGCTGCACCAAATGCATTGAGACCATCTGTATAGGCACTCCTCAGACCTGCATTTGCATTCATCGCATCTGAAAACTGTCGGTTTTGTTGATTTAGGCTATCTCTTCGCAATGAGTCTTGTATGTTTGTCGTGACATCGGCTTTTCTGTCATCAACTGCTCGTCTGGCTACTGCATCAGCAACACCTGCTCTTGATGAATTCATAGCACCACCTGCTGATGCACCCATGTTGATGCCAGTAAGGGTGTTCTCGTTTAGGTTTCTATAGTCATCACGCATAATGGAATCAACCAGTGGTTGAGAGTTATCCATAGCGTATTGGTTTGCTGTAGACATTCGATCTTGCTGAGACTGCTTATAGAGATCACCATAGTTAGATGCAAAATCACCTCCTGTTTGTGCAATACCAAAAGCTTGTGGTGCTAGGGACATGCCGCCACGCCCCATCATGTAGTTACCGCTGGTTTGGAAAGGGTTTACATTTGCTAAGGTCTGACCGCCATACGCGCCTGCATTAAGAACATCTTGATTAAACCTACCTGCTGAGTCGTAGGAGTCTTTAATGTAGGGCTGAGAGAAGCGAAAGGCTTCAAGACTAGCTTCTGTGGCTCTATCTTGCGCTCTGGCAGCATCTTTGGCTGCGCCTCTAGAGGCAATACCTCCAACCACTGCACTGCCTACAATCGCTGCTGCTATAAACGACATTTTATTTCTCCGATAAAAGACTGAGATCGGGTTCTTCTAAACCGATAGATTCGTATGAAGGGGCAATAACCTCTTCTTCTAGTTCCGACAACTCGTTTTCAGTTAAGTGTTTTGTGATATGCACTGTCGTGAGAATGGACTTCTCCAGTGCGTAGAACGCTCTCTTAGCCCCTATTGGTGACACCCATGTGTAGGGTGCTTTTATCCTTTTTTTACCTGTTGAACTTACAATCAGCATTTCGCCTTGGAGCAAAAATGTCATGTGCTGATGCCTGTGTAACTTGCCCACAAATACCATGTCTTTTGGTACTGTAAGTTCTCTTGTGTAGAGACCACATCCATACTCTTTATGCATCTCAGTGAAAAAGTGTCTAAGACTACTCTGGTCTATTGCACATTCAGCTTCTCCGCTGTCTATCACTGTATTGATTGAATTTTCTAGCTGAGTAACTTGGGCTTTTAATGACTTATCAATATTCATACAGCAACCCACGCAGTTCCGTTGTAAACGACCAACTGCTGTTGACCATTACTGAGTGGATTCCAAGGCAGTATGTTGAATCTCACCATGCCTTTCCTTGGCTCTGGTGGAGGATTATCTGTTGCTTGTACAGAGGCTTCGGACAGGTCGCGTATGATTGTTTCTAACCGCTGTAATTCTTCTGACAGATAGACTGAAAGTTGGGCACTATCGTTTGGAACACTGCCACGACTGTAGCGAGTAAGGACAAGATCAGTGTTTCTATTGATTGGCATTTATCGCCTCCCTGTAACAGTGACCTCCAAATCAAAACCAGTGAAACTGAAGTCCTTGGAAGAGGCTGTTGTTAGTTTGTAAGACAGGTATCGACCCGATGCTCTGCTGTCGATCTTGTGATTTGAACTAGAGTCAAAAGTAACTTGAGGCTCATAGTTAGTCACATCGGACAAAAGGTTTGCACCGCCCAATGTAAAGTTAAAAGTTTTGTTGGGGTTGGGGGTCTCAATCTGGGGGTATAACTTTTGGATTACCTTGTAGCCAGACAGTTGACTCATCTCATCGAGATCAATACCTACACGCTCAATAAATGGCGGTTTAGTGGCATTGGTATCTGTTGGGAACGAGAGTGTGCCAGTGTCGGCATTGTCGAGACCATAAAGACCATTGTTAGATATACCAGCAACAGCATCACCAACAAACAGTGTGTGGTAGTCAAACCCACTGTTTTGCGATTGGAAGCTACCACCTGCTGTTTCGAAAGTTAGGCTTGCAGGGGCAGTGGCATAGGTGAGGGTAGACTGTACGTTGGCGACAGTCCCAGATGCCACATTAGGCATGTCAAAAAATGACCAAGTGTTGTTTCTGTAGTTATAAACTGCTGCTCGATTACATCGGTCACCATCGGTGAACTGGGCCATGTCATCGCCAGACTTGTAGCAGAAGTACACCTCGTTGAGGTCTGGGTTGTGCTGAACGAAAAACTTATCGTATGCCCCAGTGTCCATGCCGTTGAAGATATAGTTTTTTACTCTGCCATCAACAATTGACTGTCTCTCTGCACCATTGTGTACATAGATGTCATTCTCAGAAAAGACAAAGTGTTGGTTCTCTACTTCGACCACACAGTTTGTATTGATGACACCTGCATCACTAAATAGTTTTCGGGTGTTCATGATGAACGTACCGCCAACAAACTCCATCATATACACTTGGTCTGAACTGTATATACAGAAGTTTTTACCAAGAGGCAGACCATCAATGATGGGGGTCTTCATTTCTACTAGGTCAATAAAACCTGCTGACTTTGTAGTGTCAGTTGCATCCCAACTGTCTGGCACTTGTCCAGACAAAGTCAAGTTTGAGAATCTAACGCGACTGGGGAACTGGGTAGAGCCTTCTGTCATGTTTAATGCAATCAAGAAGTCGCCATAGGCTCTCAGTGAACCTGCTCTCCATGTGGAGTTCCAGTTGGGTAAGTTGGCAAAGTTAGTACCGCTTGCTGTCCGATAGACAGGCACTCTGTCTTCTCTGTTCACATAGATAACATCAGCTAGACTAGTGCCAGTGTAAGATGCATCAGAGGCTGATAGAGGCGAAATACTTCCGCTGACATTTGTGATTGTGCCGTTGGCATACTCTTGCAATACAAAAGTATCAGACACTAGTAATACTTTGTTGTAACCGCTAGCTTCATCAATACCAAATACATGTCTAATGTTGTTAGACAAATCAGAGACTCTACGAAACACTGGGCCACCGACAACTGCACCTTCATCGAACCTTACATTCTTTGCTCTGGTGAATGCAGTAGGGGGTAGGCTACTGGGAGACTGATCGGTAACTACACCTACGTCTGATAGCTGACGAAGAGGGAGTATCTGACCCATAGTTACATAGTCGCTTCTGCAATGATGTCTTGGTCTGCACTGAATGTTCCACTACTAGATAGCTTGTATCGAGTCACGTTGTTGTACTTGATGAGTAGATCAAAGCCAGAAGTAGTTATCGTCCATATTCCGTTAAACGGATGTGGAGCCTGTAGCTTTACTGTATCTGTTTCTACTTGGTTGAAAACCACGTTATCAGAAGTGCCTAGATCAATCAGATTTCTTATTTCTTCTGCAGTAATACCAGAGTCTAATACAGGTGTACCACTGGTATTCTTAATAGCAGGTGTATCTGCACTTTCGATTGCGGTGACTCTTCCGTCTAGACCATTGAGGACTGTGTGACTAGCTGTAACCGCATCAGTTACATTAGGGAACGTCTGCTTAACTGCGGTCTTGATCAGATTCAGATGGTTGTACACTTGTGACAGTGGGTCTGTCGCAGGGGGGTTCTGAGGATTCAGATCGTCTATGTGTTGGACGTTTTGTTCGATAGGCATAGGGGTTAACCTGTGTGGAAACTTAGGCTCTCTTTAAAAGGGTCAGACAACAACAACAACAAGCCGAGGGTTTAACGGCATTTTTGAAATCGACTGACATTAGACCCATTGGGGGTCAATTTTGCAGCTAGGAGTCCCAGAATTACTGGTGATCCTTATGTCCACTAATTAGAGTTAGTGGTAACAACAGGGGAGACTAGGGAAGACAAAGATAGTGCCCTACCCTACTCCACTGACATTTGACATTTAGCTGACATGAGTGAAATTTTTTGGTGTAAGGGGATATTTTTTAGTTGAAAATAGGGACATGGCTCAAGACCACCATAGTCAACCATAGTCAACCATAGTCAACACATGTCAACTAAAGCTAACCATAGCTAACCACAGTCCACTAAAGACCCCATAGAAGGCCATAGAATGCATTCTAAGGCTACTATAGTGTCCATAGTGGTCTTGGGTCTAAGACAAAGGAAGTAGGCTCTATCGGAGTAAGGATGAGGGGGAAAACCTTAGTCCTCTAGAGCCTACTTGAGGGGAACATGTGCTTGGCTATTTTCAATGGTAATACTAGTGTTACTAGTGCTTACCGCACCGCGTGGCGTATCCACACCTGTAGTTTCTCTGAAGGGTGGACAAAATAAATTCACATGTTTTTGGTGGGGGTACTATAATGATGAGCGGTGGTGGTAGGGGGACTGTGTAAGTAATCCAGTTCCACTTATGTGTGGTTTCCTTCGTGGATGCTGCATGTCCTCTTACCACCATCCTTTAATGCACAGGGTAGTGCTGTGACTATGTTTAATGTCCTAAGACATAGTTGCCATGAAGTATAAGCATTAGTTCATAGTCCTCTTAGTTAATATAATAGTAACTCCATCCACTATTAACCTAAGAGGTATCCTTACACGATGAACTTTGTAATCTTCACTACCCTTGTGCTCCTTGTGTGTATTGCTATTGATGACTTGAGATTAGCTTCACCAAGTACCACTGCGCTTTTTGTAAATCTTCTAAGGGCTTTCCCTTTCTCTCGTACCTCCAAAGATATTTCATAGCAGCACCTTTGCAGTAACCTCTGAATGCTTCTGTAGACATTGATTCTTCAATACCATCGATACATTCAATCTTTCCATATGTGTAGTGGCTAGGGTGGTTAACCATGTCTGGGGTCATACCCTTGACCTTGTCGTAATCACCTCTAGCCTCTACTGGGGGAATGGGTTTCTCGATAGCTGGATACTGCTTCCTTAGTCTGTCCCAGTCTTCACGACTGGTTTCTCTTTCTATACTCATAGCTTAACTTTCCTTCCGCAGTTTCTACAGGGTCTAGTGTATTTGGTGTTAGCACGATAGATGGGCCTAGGACACTTGCAGTGCTCTTGCCAAGCCTCTTCCTCTTCTTTGATTGTCGGAAGCAAGTACTTGGCTCTGGGTTCTTGGAACTGTCCGTTCTTACGGCCTATCCACTTCTGGTCGTAACTAGTTAACTCCATGTGCTTCGTTCCAGTCTTCTGGAGTTGCACCAGATATCATGAACTCTCTCTCATCAGCAGTAAGGTTGGGCATGGCATCTTGTATTAGCTTGCCGTTTTCCCACTCTTCGATCTGATCAGTGGTGATGTCGAGTAACATGCTGTTGACTTTGCCAGTGTATAGGCTGGTTTTATATATCAGTATCATAATTGGCGTATCTCCATGCTTTTAAATTTGAACTTATCCTCCACTGCATCCTGTATTGACTCAATTATTTTTGCTCCCTGCTGTTTCTCAAGCAGTATCTGATACAGATCATCGGGGAGGCTGTTTTTGTAGCGTGGGTCTAAGGCTATTAAATTGTCTTTGTCCAGATCAATACTAAGAACTATCTCAATTTTCATTGTTTACTTCTGACTCTGGTGGCTTTGGATTCTGCATGTCTTTTAAAGCTTTGGCCGCTTTCCACTTGTTAACGGCTCTTCTAAACCGCCAGCGATCAACTAAACCAAAATAAAGACGGAAAGGCTCTTGGACACGCTCGAAACCCTCACTCAGCTCAAACTGATATAGACTAGGCGTATGTACTAAATAGCCTTCCCACCCATAAAGAGCATCAAAGTCATCTGGGTTGACCTCAAGTTCATTTATTACCCAAGCTACAAAATCAGATGTCTTGGGCTTACTATTTTTATCCACTATGTTTTTCATTAGCTTCTCCTTCGCTTATTTAGTTAATGGTTTGGTTATACAACTGGACTCCAGAGAATCACTTCTTCTTTCTCTGCATCCCAATCAGTTGATCGGAGTATCCTTGCACAGCGAGACTGAACCAGTGCTTCCTCTCTAGACAGCCCTGCTTTGATGTACTGCTGGGCTACCTGCTCCCAACTGGGGTAGTTACCCAGAACCTTCTCTGCTGTCTTAGGGCCAATGCGAGGGCATCCAGAGTATCCATCAGTGGCATCACCGACCAGACACTGAGTCAGAAACCAGTGGTCTGCCTCTTGATCCTTGATCTGGAGTAGTTCATCGGACATGGGTCGATACAGCTTGCCTGCAATGGTCTTCATATCTTTGTCATCACTAACGATGCAGGTAGGTGCGACCTTGCTAGACTGAAGAATGCCCATGACATCATCAGCTTCTAAGCCGTCTTGGCTAAAGCATGGGTAAATTTGGTAGCACCACTCGATCATGGCCTTGTAGCCGACAGGCTTGCGTGTCTTTACTCGATTACCTTTGTAAGTTGGCAGCACTTGTTTGCGGAAGTTGTCGCCTGTAGTGAAACAGACGAGAATCTCACTGCTACTTAATCGCTCACAAAAGTCTCTGATGCGCTTGTCAAATATCTGCTTGGCTACTTTAAGATCAGTTGACAGTGACCAAATATCGTCACCCCAATCGACTTCTTCTTCGGCAGCTGCACAGGCTTGAAAAAGGTACAGGTCACCATCAATCAGTAGGGTGGTCTTATCACTTACTAAGTTTTGCAATGCTTTCATCTAGGCTCTCCAAAAAATCTATTCCTTCCAATGTGATTTGCCAGTAGTTAGTGAACATATCGGGGGCCACTTCTAGCGACACAAGGCCCTTACAAGCGCAAACACCGATGTGCCATGCTGCTTGTCGAGCGAAGTTACTTTTAACTGTAAACGGCTCTCTGTGGGCTTTGTCGAGCACAATCCAGAATGCAATCATCTGCTCTACATTCTCATCAAAGGGAAGGTCTTTATCAGTGGGTGTCACTCCAAGTTCTTCCCACACTGTATTCAGACTCGATTGGGATTTTGAACCCGAAATGAGTGCCTGCTTCTTTCGCCATTCTTCCAGTGATATTACCGACATGTTTTGCTACCTCTTCGTCACGGCAGGCGATCTGGACTTCATCGTGAATCCATCCAAGAATCTCTGCATCTAGGTTTTGGTTTTTGATTTCGTTGTGGATCAGCTGCAGCCACTTCTTGCACACAAGCGCACCTGCCGACTGCAACAGTTGACTGAGGCATCTATGGTCTGATCGGACAAACAGCTTGCGACCATCGATACCTTTTAGATAACCTCGGCTGTCGTAGGCTCTCTTCAGTTCGCTTATGAGCTGCTTGAATGCAGGGATAGATTGCATAAAGTCTCTCTTTAGCTTTCTTCCTTCTTTAGCACCACCGCCTACCTGTGCTCCCACCAGACCATCACCACCGCCATACATCACGCTGTAGATAAATGTCTTGGCTGATGCACGAGTCGGGAGACCTGCTGCCAGCTGGTTGTAGGTATGAATGTCGCCTTCAAGTATCTGCTTGGCGTACTCACCGCCATCGTTTAAGAAGTGTGCAAGACAGCGTAACTCCAGACCGCTCAAGTCACTGCCTAGTAACACCCAGCCTTTTGGCACAGTGAATAAGTCTCTACACTCTTTGCCATACAGAGCGCGTGTACTAGGTACTTGTCCTAAGTTAGGGGAGCGGTGTGATGCTCGACCAGAGACAGTGCCTTGGGCAATAATTGAGTGTCTGATGCGACCATCTTTGTCACAGACCTTGAGCCACCCTTGGCTACCCTCGGCCAACATGGCGATCCTCTTCTGAATCAAAAAGAACTCAGCCAGTTTCTTGGCCTCGGGGTAGGGGAGTTTCAGTAGAATCTCTTCATCAACCTTGGCATCACCGCTGGGGGTAAACGACTTAGGTTTCCATCCGTACTTCTCGACCAGACATTTGTGGATGTGCTTGCGACTGTTGGGATTGAACTCGATGACTTTCTTTTTGAAAAACACCTCGCCTTTCTTGTAGCCAAGAGTCTTGTTGTCGCGCTTAGGTATAAATGGCGTTTCAAGTTCCCAAGGCTCAAACAGTGCAGCCAGTTCTTTCTCAAGTTCGATGCGCTTCTTCGCCAGATCGGCATAAAGTGCATTGGCTGCATCGACATCGAATGTCCAGCCGTTGTTCCCTATCTCGTCACAGATGGTTGCCATCTGATGCTCAAGTTCAATACTCTGGTCACTGAAGTCTTTCGCATCAGCCATCAGCTTCTTATACAGCTGAAGAGTGACATGAACATCCTGTTGACAGTAGTCAATCATGTCTTGGTTGCACTCTTCCCAACCACCGCTGTAATCGCCTTTCATTGTGCCCATTCTTAGGCCCCAAGCCTTTAACGAATGGCTGCCCCATAGTCGCTTCTGAAAGCCGTCTGGGAGCGATACGGAGGTGGCATCCTCATTCATAAGGTCGGCATGTAGAAGCCGTGAGAGGACGATTGTGTCGGTTATTTTGGCCTTTGTGTCCCAATCTGGGACTACCTTTTTTATGGCAGGGATATCAAAGTTAATGATGTTGTGACCGATGATTTCATCAGCCTCACTGAGCAGAACCAGTGCAAGGGGTATATCGTCACCATGATAAACGCTCTCACTGTTTCTTCGCCTATCGTTGTTGTCGATCTGGTGTAGACCGATACAGTGAATCTTGGTTAGGTCATCGAGTAGACCATTGGTCTCTAAGTCAAATATGTACCTAGCCATGACGTAATACCTTCTCAGCATTCAGTGTTCTCGTTCTGAAAAAGTCTCTGTACTTAGGGAAGTTCGCACCGAACAATCGCGCATAATAAGGTCGATAGTTGTTGTTCAGTTTGAAGTCGAGAGGGTCGTTAGTTTCTATATCGGTGTGCCACCTAATACGCTCAAAGATGGCGTAGGCACTGTAGTTTGTGCGACCAGTTTTAATGGCAGCTTGAGCATACTTTTTGAACAGTTCGTAAACGTGGGGGTTTTGCTTGTGGTACTCGTGAAAATCAGCTTCTAACTTAGTCATAGTGCTTTCCTCCTCAAACAAAGAGATGCTGTTGAATTGGTGGTGTGGGCGTTAATAATTGATTTGATGGGTCTTGAGATTCGACATCTTTGTGCGTATTGATGCCTTTTAAAATGTGCGCGATGACATCAACTGTCCATCCGTTGCCAAGCATTTTGTA